CATTCTGCAATATCAATCTCTATATCAAGGTTGACGGCGAATGGAGCGAAGCCATCCCCGGCACAGGCGGCGCAATGTATGTTGTAAAAGAAAGAAACGGCATGTATGTTGACGATGAAGCCTTTAAGAAAGCCGAAACTGACGCTATATCGGTAGCATGTAAGATGCTCGGAATTGGCGCCGATGTTTACTGGGGCGAAGATAGAACCAAGTATGACTACGTACCAGAAGAACCGAAGCGTGAGCAGAAACCATCAGACCCGGCGCGCGGTGAATTACTAGCTTTAATTAAACAGGCTTACCCTGACGAAAAACGCCTTGAATTGGCATGTCAGAAGAAGTTTAACAAACGATTCGGACAGCTTACCACGGACGAAATGCACGAAGTGCTTGCTTTGATTGAGGTGAGGAAAGGTGAAGCTAAAGGCATCAGCGGCAGCGGCGCAGCTTGATTATTCAACCGGGGATGTGGTTCTTTCCTTCCGCATCGCCCCGGAATCCCGACAGAGCGTTGATGATATTCTTAGCCTCATTGGCGATCTGTCGCTTGAGGTCAAGAAGTATCGCAAATCACGGTCGTTGGACGCTAACGCCTATATGTGGGTG